CCGTCATGCCATCCTGCGGCGGGAACAGGCCGCGAAACCGGGCGCGCGCCCACGAGATGTCGAAATCCTCACCAGACGTGATTTCAAAAAGCTGCTGAACAACGAATTGATCTCCTGCACTGAACTGCCCGTGCGGCGTCAGATCGTCGGGATTGTCGGCGCACAGCTCCCATAGCGTACGCGCCGTGAGCGGTGCGCCGGTGGTCTGTCCGCCGACGTTGGCATCGCCGTCGTTGAGCAGCGAGGCCAGGAGGTTGTCGTTGTTGATGGCCGCGTACCCCATGCCGATAGGGTCGAGCGTCAACTCGGATTTCAGCGCCGCGAGTTGCGCCGGATCGGTGCGGTCGAATGCCATGACGGGCGCCTCTAGGTGGCGGTGATGGTCGGGGTGATCTTGTAGGTGTCGCCCTCGGCGATGGTGCCGGGTGGCGACGGGTCGACCTCGATCGCGAGCAAGCGCTGCGTGCCGCCCGCGGCCTTGGTGGCGATGAAATAGCCTTGCACGCTTCCGGTCCAACCTCCGGCGCCTCCGGTGAAGGTCTGTTGCGCGTAAGACCGGCTGTCCGCGGACCCGGTCCACGAGGCATCGGTCAGCGTGATGCGCGCGTACCCGGTTCCGGTGGGCTCGGTGATTGTCGCCTCGGTGATAGTCTCGCCGGGACTGGCGTTCGTAAACAGCCCAAGCTCGAGGTCTGCATCGCGGTCGGTGAGCACGCGCTGCAACAGGATGGACAGCGAGACACTCTCGCCCTCGTCAGGTCGGAATCCGGCCATCGGTCAGCCCTCCACCAGCATGAAGAGCGGCAAGTCATTGCCGCGGTACTCGTTGCAGACCTTGACCAGGTGCCCTCGACGACGCATCAAGCGACAGAATGATTCCGGGTCGTCGTGCTGGCCGGCGACGCCGCGGTACTTCATGAGCGCCTCCCGCGGCAGATCGACGTCGCCGTCGTCGGACGAAAGTCCGGTGTCCACCGACATGTAAACATGCTGTTCGAGTGCCATATCGCCCTCCAGGTCCTGGCCCAAGTGTCGAAGCTGCGAGCGGCCGGCGGCCGCTCGTCATCCAGCCTCAGGACACGGCGGCCCCGGCGTTGATCTTGCACCTCGCGGTGGTGTCGCCACTGGCCGCGGTGGCCGTGGCGATACCGGCCGGGATGTTCGTCGCGGTCTTGTCCAGGCGGTTGTTGGTCGCATCCCAGTAGAGCCGGTCGCCGACCGCGAACGCCACGCCGGTCTCCTTCGCCATGAGCCACTCGCCGGCAATGCCGAGGCCCACCGCGTCGCCGGACACTGCATCTTCCATGTACACGCCGATATGATCGACGCCCTCGAACACGTCGCCCGCACTCACGGTGCCGCCCGCGGTGATGGTGATCACGTTGCCCTCGCCTACGTAGGTTGCCATGGTCAAAATCCTCTACTCTCAGAATGGGGGCCGCGTCCGTGCGGCGATTCAATGGTCCGGGCCTGGCTCAGGTCACGCCGTCGTTGTAGTACAGGCCGCGGTAGTCGAGAGGGCTTACGCCCGCGTCGATGCGCACCTTGTAGCTGACGCCGTCGACGCTCCATCCCTCCTGCTGATCGAGAAACGGGCGCCGCTCGCCGTCGAGGAACGCGACCTCGACCGTGTCCCAGGACCGCGGCGCGGCGGCCAGGAACCAGCCGCTCGCGTTGAAGCTGTCGAGCCGCGCGTCGGCGACGACCTCGAGGCGGCCCTGGTACGGGTTCGGCGTCAGCGTGCCCGCCGATCCGGCCGGGTCGTAGGTCGCGGCGACAAGGGTTTCGGCGGTCGGCTTCAGCGCCCACGGCACGATCAGGAACCGCGGCGAGACGTTGATCGCATGCCCGGCGGTCGTGCCCCCATCGGGGGACGGCGCGGCCTGGGTCGCCATCGCGGTGTAGCCCGCGTTGAGCGTGGTCACGCTGGGAGCGGCGCCCGACGTGACCAGATTGCCGTGGGTCGCGGCGTCAAAGAGCGCGGTCGCGTCCTGGTTCAGTGTCGGGTTGCCACTCAGGACCTCATAGGTCACATCACCGACCTTGCGGTTGGCGGCCGCGCCCATTTTCATCGGAATCTCGGTGAACGCCGCCAGGTCGTCGTTGATGATGGCCTGGCGCGCGATATTGAACAGCTTGCCGTAGGTGACGAGCCGGATGGTCTCCTTGAGGTCGCTCATCTGGCCGACCTTGTACTCGGCGCCGCTCGGAATCTCATCGAGCGAGCCGAATCCGCTGAGGCCCGCACGGTCGGCGGTCTTGAAGTCGGGAAGGCGGCCTTCCTTGGTCCACGTCTGCCAGGTCTCGGGCGCCTCGTCCCAGCCGATAAGGATGGCCTTCTCGGCGGTATTCGCGAGCAGGTTGGCGAACGAACTGGTTCCCGATCCCGGCACGAACGATCGGGTGAAGGCCGCTCCAACCACCTGCATCTTGCTGCTGCCGGGGTTGCGCTCGCCACCGCGGCGCAGGTACTCGCGCGCCAGGTCGGTCAGGTCCATGCCGGCGCACTCGTTGCTGCGGATGCCGCGCCCCACCGCCTGGTCGCGCTCGAGTCCGCCGCGCACGGCGAGCACCTGCTCGGCCGCCTCGAGGAACTTGTCGAGCTGGTCGGGCCCGGCGCTGGTCATCGAGCGGCCGGCGCCGGCGGTGTCGCTGCGCGTGCCGGCGATGGGCTCGACGCCCTGGCCCACGGCGTCGAGCAGACGCACCCGGGCATCGTCGATGGTCACGCCCTCGGTAATCAGATCCTCGCACAGGGCCCGCATCGGGTCGCATTGGAACCTGGGCGCCGCAAACAGGGAGCGGATTCCATCGGCGCGGGCGCGCTCCTCGCGCAACCCCGCGGCTCTGCCCTCGGCGATGGCCTGGCGGCGCACCGCACTGAGATCGGTGACGGTCGCGTCGTCGTCGCGCGTGTTCGGCATGGTCTGTTCCTCGTCTCGGTTGATACCCGGATTGATGTCCGCAGGCACGGTGACTACGGACGCTTCCATCAGCTCCCAGCGCACCGCGGTGTGTGTCTCGGTTTCCTCGTCCACCTCCCACTTGTGGACGCGGTAGCCGATGCTCATGTCGCTCAGGAATCCATCGCGGACCATCGGCCAGAACTCGTCAGCATCACGGCCGTGCGCGAAGTGCAGCACGCCCTCGAGGCGCCCGTCCGCCACCCGCACGTCGTGAATGCGGCCGATGGGCCGGTCGCGATTGTGGTTGAAAAGCAGCGGCAGCCCGCGAACGGCACGATTGAGGTCGACGGCATCCTTGGTGTGACGGAGGACCTCGGTGCCGAAGAATCGGCGCACACCCGCTTCTGAAGAAAGGCTCGCCGGGATGGTGCGCGCGTCCTCGTCGACGCCATCGGCGCGCAAGATCACCACTAAATCGCGGTGCATCGGCGCAAACTTGCTGGCTGTCGCGTCGTGGGCGTCTCGGGTCAGGGTGCCAGTCATGCAGCTTCCTCCGTGGCGACTGTTTCGGGGTCGTCACCGGCAGCGGCGGCCGGGGTCGCCGACACGCCCGGGGTCGTATCCTGATCGCGCTCGGCGTCGACCCGCCGCGGGTCGCCGCCACGCTCGCGAATGATCTGGTGGCGCGAAGCAAAGCCAGCCTCGACGCGCTGCGAATCGGCCGCAACCTCCTTGGCGGGGTCGATCCACGGCATCGGAGGACGCACGCACTCGATATCGCGCAGGGTGCCGAGGTCGAGCTCGCGCGGCACGCGCACGACACCAGCGAGGATCGCCGCGTCGACGAAGCGCTCCCACATCGGGATCACGGCCTTGGACGTGAAATAAGAGTGCAGCCGGGCATATCCGACGTCCGATTCGACCAGCTCCTGGCGCTGCGCCGAATAGGTGCCGTTGTAATTCTTGCTCGACGAGCTGTAGCTCACGCCGGTGCCAGCGGCGACGCGCCGATGCTGTCCGGCCAAGAACTGCTCCAGATTGGTATTCGGGCGATTGCTGGCGATGGTGCCGATGTCCTCGCCGGGCGCCAGGCCGTCGAAGATCAGCCCGGGCGACATTTCGAAGGTCCGCGAGCCCGCACTCACCGCCCCGGTCTGGCCGTAGTCGCCGCCCTTCCTGATAAAGCCGGTGAACGCGGCGGCCACCCGCGCGGCGATGCGCTCGGACTCCTCCATATCCTTGATGTCCTCCAGCGTGCGCAGCACGCCGGAGAAGATCGACGCGCCGCGGGTCTGGCGGATCCGGCGCACAAATTTGAGGTGGTCGACGCGGTCGGCCGGCACGCGGATCGTCTGCTGGGTCAATCCGGTCCGCCCGAACCCTACGTCGCCGGGATGGTCGCGGAGCAGGTGATAGGCCACTGGCCGCCCGCCGATCCCTTTCTCGACCCCGTGCACCACCCTCGGGTTGCTGCCGTGCAGCTCGAATGGCAGGTAGTCGGCCTCGAGCAGCTCGATCGTGTACGGCACCTCGCCGAGGTGCGGGAATCGCCCGCCGATCATGTGCTGGGTCAGCATCTCGCCGTCGCGGAGCCAGGTCCGGCACTGTTGCCGCTGCAGCTCGGGCAATGGGTGCTCACCCTCGGTGTCTGGCCGCCGCGCCCAGGACAAGAACGCCTTGACGAGCGCGCTGTTGAAGTCGTCGTGCAGTGTGCCGTCGCGGCGCTTGGTCATCGGCGCCGGCCAGATTCCGGTGCCCACGGTGCGATTGACCAACACGTCGAGGATCCCGATGGAAAAGTCGTGATTCTCGTCGAGGTAGCGGGCGTGGTGCCTGAGCTTGGGCCCGGCGTGATCCATGACCGCATCGCCACTGTGCGCCTGGTTGCGGGCGCGGTGGTACTGCGAGGACTGCGCGGCCTCGTAGAGCCGTTTGAGCTCGGTCACCGCCACCCGGCGATCCCAGTACCGCGCGGCCAGACCCGGCGCCACAAGCTCGATCCAGCCGATGACACTCACGACCAGCGCGCGGTCAATACCCCGCCTCCGGTGTTTCCGGCGGCGATGGCCGTCAGTCGTTGCAGCTCGCCGCGCCAGTAGGTGATCCGCTCGGCGATGGTGCTGGCGTCGGCGCGGGTCAGGCTGCGCGAGCCGATGGCATACGACTGACCTTTCGCCACCGCGAGATCCGCGGCGAGCCACGCGTCGAGGTGGGTCTGGGCGTCGGTGACGGTGAGGTCGGCCATGGGCGCGCACGGTGCACCGCGGTCGCTGCGCGCGTCGAGCCTACTTGCTCAGCGCTGGGCGGAAACTCTACCGGCCCGGTATACGACCGCCGCGCAAGTAGTTGACCCGCCACGATCACGCGTGTTTCGCGCGAAACAACTCAGCGCCGGATGAAGCTGCCTTGCGGCCGTCGGATGAACCCGCCACCAGCCGCGGGAGACGGTGGAGGTGGCGCCTGCTCCTGGGCCCGGCGCGCCTCAAGAGCGCGCTCCCAGGTCGGCAGCGCCTCGGCGCCGAGACTGATCCCGGCCGCGAGCGCGTTGACCATTACGTCGAGGTAGTGGTTTTCGCCGCGGCGCATCCAGCGCCGCGACCCGGAGCTGGTGACGAGCAGCTGCTCGGCGACCACCTGGCGCGCGAACTCGGCGTCGGTCTCACGGTGCAGCGCCCACTCTCCAGCCTCGCCCTCCGGCCAGCGCAGCCGGGTGTAGGTGATGGACTTGAGGTAGTCGGTGTTCAGGTGCCACAACCGGAGCCCACCCTTATGTAAGCGACCGTTTAGCGTCACGTCAATATCGCGGGCCTTCATCGGCACGTCGAGGACGTCATGACCCTTGGTGGCATACACCAGCCCAGGGTGCCGGGTTGCGAATCGGTACACCGCGTGTTCGGGTGCCCGCTCGATGTCGCCTGGGCGGTAGCCGCTGTCCACGAAGGTGCGCGCGATCGGAGTCTCGTCGAAGCGCTGCGCGAGCACCCGCGAGAGCTGAAGCCAAACCTCGTCGAACTCGGTATCGCCGACGATGTAACCGTGGTCGAGGAGCCAGCCGCCGAGATTGTATCCCCAGCCCATGACGCCGTAGTAAAGGCCTCTTTTCTGCACGTCGACGCCGCAGGTGATGAGCTGAACGCCTGGCGGTTTGGTGCGCGGCGCGTAGTCGCGGACCAAACCCAGAACCAGCTCCCAGCCCGGCGCCTCGCCCTCGACACGAAAAAGCTCGCCGAAGAACGTATTGATCACCGCCTGGATCCTTTCCTGCGACCGCGAGCGCGCGGCGCGGACGTAGCGCTCGGCCAGCGCACCGAAACTCTGCCACGGTGAGGCGAGGCCCGAAATCCAGAACGAGCGCACCCGGTTGGGGTGCGGGTCTCCGTCCGGCACGTACCAGCCAAACACCGCCCCGGTCGCCGCCTCGGCGAGCTTGCGGTGGCGCACGAAGCGGCCGCCAGCGTTGAGGGCGAGGCGGTCTCGGGTGTGATGCTCGCCGCCGCAATGGGGGCAGCTGACCGTCGCGGTGCGGCGTACCTCGTCCGGGGTCGCCTTCTGCGGCCAGTGCAACAGCGCCAGGTGTGGCACGAAGCATTCACCGCAATGCACGCACGACCAGGACCATAGCTCGAGGGTGCCCTCGTCGAGCAGCGCCCACGAGGCACTGGCGCCCTCGATGGTCGGCGTTGAGAACACCCCGATTTTTCCGTTGAAGTAATTCTTAATTCGGGCCTCGGCGAGGGTCACCGGGTCGCCCTCGCCCTCGACGTCCGCCGCCATCCGGTCGAGCTCGTCGATCATCACCAGGCCAGCCGGGTGTGACGAAAGCTCAGTCGCCGAGCCTGCCCAGCCGAACCCGAGCCGCGTTCCGGAAAGGAATTTCTCGAACGTCGAGTCGCGCTGACCTTGCTCGAGCTTAGACCAGAGCGATGGCGTGCTCTGCAAACACTTGCGGAACCGGTCGCCGCTGATGCTCTTGACCTGTTTCTGTGTCGGGCCGATGTACAGCGCTGGGACGCGCGGGCCCTCGTCGAACCGATGACCGAGCACGTTGAAGATCGTTTCGGTCTTGCCCATTTGGCTGCCCATGACCCCGACGACCATGTGCGTGCGTAGGTCAGAGAATGCGGCCATGATCGGGCCCATCCACGGCACCCGCGCCGTGCGCCAGGGTCCTGGCTCCGGGCTATCCGGCGGGAGCTGGCGCTTTTCTTCGGCCCACTGCGCGGCGTTTCTTCTTGGTGGCGGTGCCACCTGATCGGCGGCGAGGCGTAACAGGCTGATAATCGCGGAC